CTAAGCCCCGCCCGCAATCGCACCAAACACCGCAACCCGACACCACCCGCAATACAGCAGCCCCGCGCCGAACCGCGGCCCAACGCCCACCAACAGCTTGGCCCACCACGACGCGGCAAAGAGAAGGGGCCGCTCCAGGCAACCCCGACGCCGACAGAAAACAACCAGAGCATCGGCACGAATCCGCACGCCGCCCAGGGACCCAAAACCACGCCCGCCCCCGAGAAACCCGAACGAAAGCGAAAAACGCGGAACGGCAGAACGGACCAGCGCAACCCAAGCGACACCAACCAGCACGAACCAGAGCCCCCGCGGCCGCCACCGCAAGACCAGACCCTGCCCCACCAGCCCCGCCGACCCAGAACACACGACACACACCATACCAAACCAAAACCCGACCGAGACGCCACTCAAAAACGGGACGGCGACCAACCCCAAAAGGCCCCAGGCACGCCCATACAGCCCCCACCCCCGAAAACGAACGCAACCACCCCAACCCCGCCCCCCGATCCAACCACACCCGACCACACACACCGGCAACAAAAACGTCGAGCGCGAACGCCCGCCAAGGACCCGAGCCCCAACATTCAGGCGCCAGACACAAAGGGCCGACGGGCCAACCACCAAAGGTCCAGCGAACGCGACGACCGCGGACCAGCCCCCATAGCCGCCACGGCGAACGCGAGCCCCACACCCGAATACAACCCAGACAGCGCGACCGGCCGAAGCGACGCAAACATCACCAACCGAACCCCGACGCACCCGAAGCCGCAAAACACCAGCCACCGCCCAGGGCGGCAACGAGCTCATCCATGACCCCCACCGACAGGCGCGACGACCCGCTGCTGCCCCGACTCCCCCGCCTCCCAAACCAGGCCCGGCTCAATCTCCACAACCAGCCCAACCGGCGCAACCTTCACGGCGGCAACAGCGAGCAGGGCAAGCACCTCAGCGCCAGGTTCGCACACCGCGGCCACCGCCAAACACAGCGACCCCAAACCGGCACCGACCACGACCACCTCGGCATCAACAACACGGCCGGAAACACCCAACGATGCACCAAGGGCCGAACACCCACCCACACCGACCAAGCGCTCCACCAGCCCGGCGAAACAGACACCCACCAAAAACCACCGCCAAACCCCCTCCCACAAAACCACAACCACGAACTGCCACAGCAGCACCCAGAACGGACGCCCAAACCAAACAACGCCGACCCGACCGGAAAAAAAATCCACCATCACCAGACCCACCGACACCAGCCCATCCGCGACACCGAAGCCAGCAACAACCGGAAGAAGCACCAAAATCGGCAAACCCTCATACGAACCCGCAACACCAGCCGCGACAAACACCAGGCCAAGCCCACCGACAGCATCAGAGAAAACCACCCGCGCGAACACCACCACACGAGCGACACGAACAACAAACAAGCCCGCAGCCAGCGCCGGCCAAACACCAGCGGCCGCGGCCACGACGATGGCAACAGAGACAACGAAGACAGCCACAACGCCGACCACACAGCCCCCCAGCAGCTCCCCGACAACCGCCGCCCCCGCAAAGCCGGCAAGAAAACAGACAGCAGCAAGAACCCGCCCGCCCCAAAGCCAGCCGAAAAACCGCGCAAGCCGCCCCTCACAGAGACGACCGAACGCATCGGCCGCGAACGCCGCCAACCCAAAAGACACAAGAGCATCGAAGAACGAGTCGCCTCGACCCCCACCAAACACCAAAGAGCAGCGCCGCGTCCCGACCGCGCCGAAACAAACCCCCCGCACGACGAAGCCACCGCCAGAAGGAACACCGCCATGGCGGCACCCGATCACGGCGCCCCCCAACACAGGCAAGGGCACCCGAACCGGCAGACCATCAACCCCGCAGCAGCCACCGCGACCGACAAGACCAGCGCACCACCCGAAAAGCCCACAAACCACCAACCACCGAATGCCACAAAAAGCCAGCAGCACCGCGGCACCCCAGCACCTACAACATCGGCAAAACAGCCGGCGAACCCCAGACCCATGCCACCGCGGCAGCAGACCACCGCACACGCCAGGCGCCACAAGGACCCACAAAGCAACCCCACCACGCGCATTGCCGCCCAACAGCCCGCGCATACCACCGCCAAACAGACCACCCCCCCGAGCCAACCCCGCAGCGCAGCAACGAAACGGAGCCCGAAGCGATCATGCCAGCCGCCCCCGACCCCCACAAGCACAACCCCATGACAGACCGAAAACCGCCCCGCGAAGGCCGACGCCACCCACACAGGACGCCCAAGCGAACCACCCAAAGGCACTGGCAAGCACGGCCCAGCGGACCAAAAGAACGCCCCCAGCACAAGCAGCAAGCCGCCGCACGCCCGCGCTCCAACACCAGCCAGACCACCGCACAGAACCATCACAGAACCAAAGACCAACGCGCAACACAAACCGCCCCAAACCAACACCACCCGCACGCCGCCCTGGGCAAACCCCCCCCAAAGCGCCGCCAACCGAACCGCCACCCGACACATGACAACCAAGCCGACCGAGCGAACCAGCCAGCGCCCCCCCCCAACCATGCCACCCCCATCCGCCAACCCGAATCCACCCAGCCGCACCCGACGACCCAGCAGACCCACACGACACAGCCCGCCCCGAACGCAAAGACACAGCAAGCGAGACCGGCACACCGCCGACCACGAAGCGCTGCGAAAACGCGCACCGGCCAACCACCACACGATGCAACCACGACGCGATCCGAAGCGACCTGCCCGGACCAGACCGCAGCCACACCATCCCAAAACCGCAAAAACCCGCGCCGCCAGAAACCCCAAAAGAGCATGCCACTAAGACCGCCGAAACCAACGATACAGAGAGACCCGCCACGAGACGACGACCTACACGTCACCAACAATCACCCAGCCCCAACAACACCCCGCAGAGCCACAACCCGACAAAGAAACCCCCGGAAGGCGAAAACGCAGACCTGCTCCAGACGAACACCGGCCGAACAACCGATGCAGCTGGCGCCGATCCCCAGAATGCCCCCCACCCGAAAACCCCAGCCAGATCACAGGACGGACCCGAGCACCCCACAAGGCGAAGCCCCCCACCAAACGCACCACAGCACAGGAGCACCCAGAACAGAGCCAGATCCGGCCCCAGCACAACCGACAATCCGCACCCCAATCCGACAAGACCGCACAGAGACACAGACCCGAAGCACCAGCACAGGAGAACGGACCCACACAATCCAAACCCCCGCGCACACGGCCAAACCCAAAGGCGCCCCCCAGGCCGAAAATGATCACCAGCCCAGAACCCAACCCCCAGCACGACAGCCCCCAACCAGAATCCAGCCAAACAAACATCGCACCCGGCCCGAGGCGGCCCTCACCCACACCAACCCCCGCGCCAGCCGCCCCCAAGAAGCACGACCCAGCACAGACAGAAGCCCACGCACGCGAAAACCAGAAGAAGCCTCGAACCCAGGACACAAGCCCCGCCACAGCCCAGCACCGAACACAGCCGCATGCCGCCGACCCTCGATCACGCCGCAGCAGGCACGACAAACAGAAAGAGCACGCCCCGGCCGTCCGCACCGCCACGAGAGACCGCACCAAGCGACCTCATCAAAATCCCCGCAAGCCAGGCAAAACACCAAAAACAGCCCCACGCCCAACCAGACACAGCACCGCACGAAGACGCGCGCGGCATCGAACACCCGGGACAACCCCACCACGAGCTCGCCAGCCGCGAAACAAAAGCGCCCACGAGCGCACAGCAAGATCACCCACCCCGCACAAAAGCAGTCAACGACACCCGCTGCAGCAAACAAAAACACGAAAAGAACGTCACGCAGAAGGCTGAAAGACCCCCTGGCCGCGAACACCCGCAACGACCCGCCACGAAACCAACCCGACACCAAACCGGAACCCCCCCCCCCCTAGCCAGCCCCGGACACAACGACGGACAGAACGGCCCAGGCAGCGAACAAACACTCCAGAACCGAGACGACCTAGCCCCCGAAAACCCAAACCGGAGGCACAAACGCCAAAACGAGCGCACCAACGCCCGAGCAGAAGCCGACGACCGCGACCGGAAAGAACCGCAGCAACCCAAAACAAACCGGCCGGACCAAAATGACGCGACCGATAGCCGCGACACAAACCCCAACGGCGACACCGCCCTGGGGCGGCCAAACCCCCACCGCAACCGCAAGCGAACAGACAACTGCAGGAAGAAACACGTGCCCCGCAAGCCAGAGCGACAGGCGAAACAGAGACCCCGGCTCAAGGCGGGCCCAAGACACCCCCCTGAGACAGGCCAGCCCCCCCATCGCCAGACGAAAGCCCCACCAAAGAACAGCGGAGAGCCCCGCCAACCACAACGACCCCCAAGCAAAGGAGATCCGACAGCCACCAACCCGCCCTGCAAGGAAACGCCACCAACGCAAAACAAAGATTTCCCCAGACCCTCCCCCACCCCCGCCGAACAACCGCGAGAGAGAACAACGACAGGCGCAAAGCCAAGGCCCTGAGAAATAGCCCGCCCCCCCAGGAGCGGGCAAGGCCCGAAACCGCGAGCGCCAGGGCCGGCCACCCAGCGCCCCCCAGGAACCCAACGACCAAGACAAGAAGAAAGCAACACAGCCAGAACGACCAGCCATACAAGCAACCAAGCAGACCCACGAGCCGAACCAAGCCACCCGACACAAACACCGACAGCGACCGCCGACAAACACCAAGAAGACCACCAACGCCAGCGCCCAATAGCTCCCCCGAGCGCAGCCCCGGAGCCCCGACACCACAACCCGACGGGCGCCCAACCGCCGCAGCACGCCCAGCGCCACAACCTGCCAACACCAACTCGACGAAAAACCGGCCCCAGACCCAGAACCCCCCAGCGGCCCCCAGACCGAACTCGCCACCCATTACAAATGCAACAACCCACTCGCGAAGAGCAGCGGCACAACCACATCCCACGGGAAGCCAAGCCCACCAGAAGAGCGCAACAAACCACGTACAAAAATCGCCAGAGCCCGAAATCAGGCACCCACGCCCACCCCCAAAAACGCAAGACAGCGCGAAACACCCAACCGAAGCCGCCGCGCACCACCGGCGAAAACGACCAACCCCCGGCCCACCTGCGAACGGATCAGCGAAACCCACAACAATCACAACAACCTCACCAACACACCCACCAACCGCTCCCTCAGAAACACAGCGCCCAGCCCCGGGAAGGACGAGGACACCGCCCAGCGCGGCAATCCCCTCACGAGCAACACGACCGACCGCGCGAACGAGGAGAACCCCAAGCCAAAACTCCCGCGCAAGAACAAACACCCACACCACGCAGGCACCGACAACCCCGACCAAAACGCCCCGACCACCAGCAACCACCAAACACAGACCGCCAAATTCCCAAAACGCCACCCAACGACCCAAGGCGCAAAGTCACGCCACCAAAAAGAAGCGAGCCAGATAGTCACGCCGCACAGCACCAGCGAACAAAACAACCACGCCCCACCCGCCATCGACAACTCGACCGCACGCACGAAGAACACGCGACGAAACACCCTCGCCCGGCACAAAAACCGGATGAACCGCCTCCGCGCGCGCACGCCCACCGGGGCAATGATCAGCCGCAACACAGTCGGAAAATCAGCCTGGACAGTGGCGAAACACACCCCAAAAATCGTCACGGCCCAACCAGACCACGCGACGCTCAACACCGACATCAAGCGCCACCCGCGCCAGCCCAACGCGGAGACAGACCGCGACAAACAAAAAAGCCAGCCCTGCACATACACAGCCACGCAAGACCTCCCCACGCCGCTCAGCAACAACATGCCCTCAACCAGCGACGTGCAGGCCAGACCCCAGGCCATGCAGGCCGAAACACGAGAGAACGCCCCGGAAGATTCCGACAGCGACCACAGCATCCCCAAAAACGAAACACGAAACAACACTGAGGCCGCCCGCCCGAACACATTGAACGAAACGCCAGACCCAACGCGCTGCACACCCACCGCCACAACAAAGACGCAAGGACAGATCAAAGCCACCCCGAAGATCTCGACCGAAGCAAGCAGAACCAGGAAGCCCGACCCCATCGAGATACGGGCCCGCCTCGAAAACAAAAGCAACGCCGTCCCACACCAGAGCAGCAAGGCCAGCGCCGAAGGACGCACCCACAGCAAAACACCCGGAAAGCACAACAAACCACCAGCCCGCCAGAAGATCCGCAGAAAACCCATCAACAACACGGCAAACAACCCACCCACGAAAACCAACCGCCGAAACAGCAGACAAGACACCACCCGCCCCGGCAAAACCAACTTCGACAAGGCCACGAAAAAGACCCGAACCAGTGCAGAACAAGATAGCCAACGCACCGTCAAACCCTCCAGCACATCCGAGGCGCAGCACCAGCCGGGCCAAGCCACAGAACAGACACAGGCCCCTGCCATAACGCCCAGCACCGCAGCCGATACAGTACGAATGACCAAACTCAACACCCGATCGACGTCCCAAAAAACACGCCACCGCCAACTGCGCAAAAGCAACGGACAGGCAGAAATGGACCAAGAACCAAAACAAAGCCCAAGCGAAAGGAGCGAACACGAAAACGGAAAACCCCCCCCGAGCCAAAAAAACACCCCAACCCCCGGAATCAACAACGAAAGCAACCCGAGAAACAACGCAACCCAAGCGCGACAAGAGCTCCGAGCCCACCACCCTCCGGGAACACACAGAGCGCAACCCCAAAGCCCCGCCCTACCAGACCGCAAACCACCAAAGACGACTCGAACAGAAACTCCACACAAGAGCAAACCGAAAAACCACACCAGAAGACCGCCAGCCATCGACCGCACCACGACGCAAGAAAGACCGGAGAGCCAACGCTCCAACCAACGCCGCCCAAAGCTCCAAAATACAAACACCGCCAACCATCAAGGAAGGGCAAAAACCAACAGCCACCCCGCGCCGAGAGCCGCGGCCAGGCAACGACCACAAACAGAACGAAGATGCCGAACCGCCCAACAGCCACGCTCAAAAGCAACCAGGAGCCGGGCCAAACCACGATGGTCCAGAAAGCCCGAGCAAGCCACGGCCAAAAGCTCGACACCAACGCAACCGCAGAACCAGCGCCGGCCCCACCGGCCGCACGAGCCACCCAGGCCACCACCCTCCACCACAACCCCCAAACCGAAACAAGCCGCGAGCGCCCCGCCAAACCCAACACGCTGCAAGAAAAAACCCCCCTAGACGATGTCAACCCAGCACCCAAAACGACGGGCAGCCTCGCGGCCCAAAAGGCGGGTGCCGCCAAATACACACCGAAGGCCCCAAGCGAAGAGTTGCCGGACACCAAAGCAACAGCCATAGACAAAAACGGAGACAAGCCAACGTCGCACAGCAAAACGCAACAGGCGCAGCAGCAAACACCGACAGCAAAGCAAAGAACCGAGCGCTGGCCGAACGAGCCCAACCAGACCAGCACCAACACCCCAGCGATCACGGGCGAGAGCAAGCACCCCAAAACCAACGCCATGACCAACTCGAAACGGAAGCACCAGCCCGGCGAGGCCCAAAGACGAACCACAACGAACACCACCGGCAACACCCGACCCTAGACACCGCCAGACGTACCAGCGGCCCAGCTGACCACCGAACAGCGCGGCCCCGTCAGCCAACTCCCGACGACCAAGCGAGCCCCAGGACACACCCCCACGAACCACCGAAAAACCAAGCCGGGACCCGGCCACACAGACAAGCCGGCATCAACACGAACCCGCGCCACTGACCGCGAAACAAACGCGTGCAAATAGGCCCAGCCGGACCCCATAAACGACCAGAGACCACAGAGCCCGCACCCCCAGCCACAAGCACAACGCCAACAAGCCCCCGAAAACAAACGCAGTGCCCGCGACAGCACCACCCAACCGCGCGCAACACGCGCCCGAGGAACCAGAGACAAAGCGATACCCACAAGCCGAAACCCCACGAGCACCCAAGCCCCACAGCCCCCAGCCCCCCCGAGCCCCGCCGGCACGCACCACCACCTGCCGCACCTTCAAGAAATAGCCCAACAGCACCGACAAAAAGAGCCCAGAAGCGACCCAGAGCGCACCAAGCGCCAAAGCAACCAAAGAAAACCATGCAGCGCCAACGGCCGGAGCACGGACGCCAACCCCCGAGCCGAAGACAACCAACCCACACCAGAGGCCGTCCAAAGAACCAACGCAAACCCACGCCCCCGCACAGACGAAACGACAGGAGCACTCGAAGCCCCACACAGACAGAAAGCGAAGAGCCACCGGCACAACACGCCCCGGCCCACAAACAAAAACCACGCAACCACCCGCCCAAAGGACCAAGAACGGCCTAAACACCATCCCCGACGACCACCGCGACGGACACGGCGACGACCCCCCCAGATCCAACCAGGACGAACCGACAAACCGCGCAAAACACCAGTCAAAACCGCACGACATCACCCCGAAAGCACCGGCCGGCACCCCACGCAGGAGAACCCAAAAAGCAGCCCCACGGAAGGCCAGCCCCACCGGCCGCAAGGCAGGCTTTGGATCCAGCACCAGACGAAACGCAGCGCCAACCGCGCCCGCAGCGACGCCGGCGACAAGCCGATCCAACCCGACCAACCACAGCCAGGCCAGCGAACCCCCCGACCAAACCCAAATCCAGCCGCCAGCAACACCCGCGACCAACCCACACCCGCAACGATCAAGCACGCCCCGACCAGCACACACCCACCAAGCACACACGCGGCAGACACGCGAGCCCCCCCCCCCGCCAACCCGCAACAAATCAGCGCACCCACAAAAAAGCCAGCAGCACCCCCCACGACGCAGCCTGCCGACGCGCCCGCCGACAACCCCCCCAGCCATCCGCCACACACGACCGCGACGAAGCCGCGGAGACAGAACATACCCAAGCCGGTCACCACCCCGCAAAGACCGACGAAGAACCCGCCCACCCACGCACAGCCACCAGCACCAACGGCAGCAGCCGCCAAAAACACCGCCCCCGAGCAACTCGACCCGACCACGCAGACCGCGGCCCGCAACATACCCAAGGACGGCAGCGAACGCACCGCCGTCGATCAGCCCGAACAGGTGTCCAACAAGACAAAAACACACCGACCCAAACCGCCCCCCCACGTAACCACGCGGCAAGCCGCCCTCGAACGCAACCAACACGACGGGCATCGCCCCGCCCTCGGCCGATCCACCGCGCCACAGCCCGGCGGCGGCACGCACAACAGCCGAGAAATCCGCGCACCCCCCGTTCGCGAGACGATCCCGCGCCGGATCTTCAACGAAACGCTGAGAGCCGGCAACACAGGCGTCGCGGGACGGAAAGCCGCCGGAAACGCCAGCAGCAAAACACGCCGCCACAAACCCACACCCAAGCAGACCAGAAGACACCAGGCCTACAAGGAGAAGCCACCGCACAAGAGCATCCAAAACGTAAACGACAGGCCGCGCGGAAAAATCAGCATAGAGAACATGAAAACAACGCCGGAACCAAGAATCCAAAGGCAGCACAGCCCCAGAGTGAAAACCAAAGCCAAAACCGAACCAACAAAAACCCTCGAAAAGCCCACAGCCACGACACCGACAGAAAACAACAACGACACAAACCACGCATGACTCAGCCCAAGCGAAGGCGACGCAACCGAGAAACGCGCAGCACACAAAAGAGCACGAGCCACCGGAAGAACAGCCACAAAAAAAAAGCAGACCAGGAGCACACCAGAACCAGGCCCAGTCCGCAAACCGCCACAAGCAACGCAACGCCCCCCCCCGCCCTGGCAGCCACCCACCCCACCCACACCACCAGCCGCACCGCCCCGGGCACCAACCCGCGGACCACGACATCGACAAAAACAGCCCGAAAGCCCCCGCAAAGCCCCGTCGCAACGGACGCGAGACCCACAAGACCCACGACAACCGAGAGCAGCCCCGCACCACCCACAAAGGGAACCCAGACGCCGACGACCAGAACACCACCCGCCAGCGCAGCCGCGGAACGCCCCGGATCCAAGACCTCCACGGCCCGAAAAAGACCGGTCACGTAGACCACGAACGTATCCCCGAAAACGCTGCACACCCCAACAACTACCGCGCACAGGCAAAAGCCGAAACCGACAAAACCCGCGCCGAACCGACCAGCCAGCACAGAAGGCAAACCACCGCCCAGCAGACGCCCGTCATCGCGAGGTCCACCACCACAACCGCCAACAAACACGCGTGACAGACAGCCCCAGAACGCCACAGCCGCACAGCGAACTCCCACACCAAAGAAACAAACAGAGAGAGCGTCAGCAACAACACACCCATCGCCCGCACCCACGAAACGAACAAGCGCCCCGACCCCGCCCACGCCAAAAACCAAAACCCCCAACCCAGCAGCCCACAGCCACAGACGGCCCACAACACAGGAAGGCACGCCATGCCACACAGGCCAGAAGCCCGGCACACGAGACGGAGCAACACCAAGGATCCCGCCACCCCGCCATCAACCCACCGCACGCACGCCGGAGCAGGCCAAAACCCACAGCCCCGAAAAGCCCCCCGAGAGGACAAGAGAGCCAACATTCAAGGCAAACCAAACCGCAAACCGCAACCGCGAAGCCAGAACGAAGCGCCCAAAAGCAACGCCGCAGAACCACACTGGCACCGCCACCAACAATGGAAACCCACACACAACCGAGCACAGCCACAACGGGAGCCCGGAAAGCACAGATCAGAAAAGCCGGCCCCCCACGCAACAGAAAACGAAGCGCGCCACCCCACCAACAGCAGCCCTCAGGAAGGACGGCCCAACCGCCCAGGCAGTCGCCCTGCGCAACAGAACAGCCCGCAGAATCCAGCCGCCCAGAAGGAACAGGGAAACGGCAGAACACAGAAAGCAGGACCGCAAAGCCAACCCCCAAACAAACCCCGGCGACAGCGCCGGAAGCGCGCTCAACGCCAAACCCAGAACAAGCCCCCAGCCAGGCCAAACGGCAACCACCGCCCAAACAACGCGCCCAAACGCCACGCCCATCACCTCCAGAAGGACCGGCAAATAGACGTCCACAACCCGCGCGCACCCGCCAACGACGAGAACAACGACCGGGCTCCCGCAGAAGACGCACCCACAGAGACGCACAACAAGGAAGGCCACACCGCCCCACAGCAGAAACAAACACCGAACGGACGCGCACGCCCCAAAAGCAACCCCCACCACGACAACCAGCCGAACCACAGCTACCGGAAAAAGAAACCCGGCAAGCAAAAGCAAAGCCCGCAGCCCCACGGAGGCCACCCCAACAAAAGCCCCCCCCACCAGAACCAAGAAAAGCCCGACCCCCACCGCCCAAATAGAAACAACCGACCCGCCGAACACGAGGCCGCACGCCGCGGCAGCGACAAACTGCCGACCCCGGACCAGCACACCCAGAAGCCGAAAACGGACCGCACACCAGCCCACCCGCTCACCACGCACAACAACGCCACGCAGACGCCCGACAACAGCAAGCCCGGAAGCCCCCAGACCGACGGCGACCACGAACCACCCCTCCACGCCCCGCAACAGCCCCCCGAGAAAAAGAACGCGACCTCCGAACCAACCGCCCAAACCCTGGGCGACCAGACAAGAAACCCCGACAACGCCCAGCCCACCAACCACCGAAGCGACGGCAAGCCCGAAGCCCACGTCGACCCACGCGCGCTCCAGCGCACCGACACCGCCATCAAGCACCTCCACCTCAGCCCCGCGGAGCGGGACGTCGGCCACAACGCACGCGCGCAACACAAGCACCGCGGACACACCGAGCAGCCGACCGCCCTAGTCAACAAGAACCGACGCCCCGCGGCCACCCACAGAGCCCGCCCACACCACCCGGCATCCGCCGACAGCGCCCATCACAGCCACGACGACCCGCAGCCCCCAATCGGCCACAAGAACCAGGACGCCGAGGAGCCGGAGCAAAGCATCGGACCAGGCAGACCGCCAGCGCCAGAAAAACGAATCCGAAAGGACCGAGATCTCGCCGCCGCGGACCACGACACCGCACGCCGCCACCAGATCCAGGGGGGCCGATGTAACGCCGCGGAACCACGCAACGGAAAGGGCACAGCACATCGCGCCTAGGCCAAAGCGGACCCGAACAACGAAAAACAATCAGGCGTGACCGGTACCGGAACCGGGCCGAGCTGCCACAAAGGAGGCGGCACAAGACCCTCAAGGAGCACCACCCAAAAGGCCAACATCCACATCAGCACCCTCGACAAAACGCACCCGAAAAGACCCACGGACAGACACGCGCCGGCCCGCCCCAAGGAGCCCGAGCAAAAGCCCCGCGAAACGCACCGCCAACCCCACGGCAACCAAGAACGACGCCAACGAGAGACGAACAACCCTGGAAAGGACCCCCGAACCCCGAAAACCAGAGCCTGCAAAAAAACAAGAACAACGAGAAAACCAAAACCCGCAACCACCCAAACCGGCAGAACAACAACGACAGCCAACAAGCCCACAGCCAAACAATGAAAGCAAAACCAAAGAAGCCAAAGCGCGAACAAACGCCGGCGCAGACCGCGGCCCTCCAGAAGAAGCGCGAAGAAACCAAAATGAACGAAGACAAGCGGCAACAGGCGCGCCAACCCAAGAACAAGCCCCCCCCCGGAAAGACCCACGACGACAGCCACGGCATCCACAAGGAGCACAACGAACGGCTGCAGGATTAAAACAACACGCCAAACCGCGACCCAACCCCCACCACCGCCGCTAAAGCGCGCGAACAATACCACACCACCAGCAACCAAACGAAAAAACCGAGCAAAGACCAACTCCACACAAACGAACCGGCGCCCCGCCCCGACCAGACGCGCCAGGAAAAGAACAAGAAACACAACCCACGGCCCAACAGGGACCAAAGCCAACCAAATCCCAAAGCCGACAAGCACAACAAACGGGCCACACACCCCCAACAAGAGCCAGAAACCCAGCCCCGCCCGGAACACAAACAACCACAGCCGACGCCAACGCCCCCAAAAACGGAACGCAACCGGCCGAAATGAGAAAACCCCCCGACCCACCCCTGGCCCCAGGAAGCGACTGCCAACCGCAACACCCCCGCATCACGAACGCAGGAGGGCAACGGCTGAACAATGGAAAACAACCGAGCCCAATACGCGCCGAGACCCCCCGACACGACGCGGCCAAAAGACCGCGAGACGAGCGACGGCAACCACCAACCCAGGCGACCCGCGCAGAAAAAAAGAGAGAGCAAAAGGACACACAAGAACCACCCCGGAAAAAGCGGACAAACAGCAGCGCGACAAACACCACAACATCAACACGAACCAGGCCAACCCCAAATCAAACAGCAAAAAAGGCGAAAGGCAGCCCGCCGCCCGCGCCAACACCACTCCCCCCCCGCCAAAACAGAAACACCCCAAGACGGCCCTAGAAGCAGACATAAAGCCCGCACCAACAAACAACGCCCCGGCCTCGAAGGCGCCGGGCAAGCCAGAGCGGAGGGTCAAAAAAAGCAAGCGCGGCAAACCCCGCAAAACCCGAACCACCGCCCATCCATCCGCCCGCGAAGGCGCCCACCGAACCACAAACCACCTCACAGAGAACGACCACGCAGACCCAAACAAACCCGCGCGCCAGGCGCAACAACACCCCCAACGACACCGCGCGGGACACGGCCCGCCACGGGAACAGCGCCCCCGACCGGAGGAAGAAACAGACCAGCAACCAGGGCACGAGCACCGGCACCTGAAAAACGCAGCATCCCAGACCCAGCCCCAGAAACCAGAGCAACACACTGAAGAACACGCCGACACCACCCCAAAAACCAAAACCCAGGGCGAACGAAAGAGGCCCCACCAGACACAACAGCACAAGAACACCGCGGCGGCCATCAACAACACACCCCCCCCAACCAACCCGAGGCGCCCCAAGACCCTCGCCGACGACGAGAACACCAAGCGCACCATCAACGACATCACCAACGCCGTGCACGACAACACCGCGCCGAACCGAATCCCGCTCAACCCCACCGCAACCCGGACCGCCGAGACCCCCCTGAACCCGGCCGACAAAACGCCAGAAGACGCACCAAAAACGCGAAACCACACCAAGAAGAAGACGCCCCCCCAACAACACAAAACCGAGAACGCCAAAGAACGAGGAACGTAGCAACACTGCGCCAGCGAAAGAACGAATGAACAACCGCCGAGACCGGCAGCCGACCACACAGCCACGCACCCGCACCGAACAGCAAGCCCCAGCAGACCAAGAAGCGCAGCCAACAACCAAATCCCAAACCGAGCAACCCCGAGCAAACGTCGGCCGAAACCCCGGCAACACCCCAACACACTCCAACCACAACAAGCCAGACCCAAAGCGAGAAGAAAAAACACACGCCGCTGCACCCCCAAAAACCAACAGCAAAGCGACGAGAGCGAACAACCGCCAAGGCCACGAACAACACCAAGAGCGGCAACGAATACCACGAGCACAAATCCGGAAAGGTCGACAACGAACAGAGCAACACCGGCACCCGAATCCGCACCGCCCCCAAAACGCCCGAAGTACACGACGAGAACCGCAACGCCAAGCCCAACCAGGACAACAAGCCAAACGCCGGAACGCCCGGCAAAAACAACCAGCTCAACCACACGCCGCAACACCACAACAAACCGAACCCGCGCACGCGAGCCGAACACCAAACAGACACGCGATAGAGAAAGCACCCTCACAAAGAACACCCCCCCGACAGCCGCCCACCCCAGAGCGCACAGAGCCGCGACCGCCCCTAGCACCCACACAAAACAACACCCGCCAAAGAGCGCCGGCACCCCGAAGCAACCCAGAGCAGCACCAACAACGAACCCGAGAGCGCAAAAAACAACCCCCTCCCCAAAGCAAACAAGGGACAACGACCAACCGACAACCCAAAAACCAACAAGACACGGACCCACGAAAAACGCGAGGACCACCGCGCGGCTGAGCCGACACAGATCCCAAAGCCCAGCACGATCGGCCCCGGCACGGACACGCCACACGGAAACATCCTCCGAACACCAAAAGCAACAAACGAGCGAAAGACCAACCGCGCCACAACGCGAAAGCCCGCCCTACCCAGGCCAAACAAGGCCACGGCGCCAAACCAACAAACAAGCAACGCCGCCCCACGCCCCCCCCCAGCACCGGACAAGCACCCACAGACACGACCGCAGACCACCACGCCAAGCCCCAAAACAAGAGGCAAGACAGCGACAAACACCAGCCCAACCCCCAGAAGATCCAAGCCCATCGCAAAACCAAAACAAAAGCCACGGAGGCGAACCCGGCAGACGCACCACGCAAATAGCAACACAGGCGCCACCCACCGCCGCCAACCGGCCTACCACAGTCCCACGACTACCGACAGACGCCCGCAGAACAAGCACCCGCACGAGAACCAAAACACAGACGACAAAGACCACAAAAAAAAGACCCGCCCAGGCCGCCACAAGATCGAGCGCACGAACACCAACCGAACAAAAATGCCGAGAAAAAACAACAAAAATGAATAGACCAAAAAGGCGCCGCAGAGCACACCGCAAAAAGCACAGATAACATAGAAAAAGTTGGTAGCGGAGGAGGGACTTGAACCCCCGACACGCGGATTATGATATCTCTGCTGTCGATTTAACAACAATCACCTAACTAAAGGCGCCTTGTCTAGAATAGCATTCAGGGCGGCCCTTCTGAGGCCTCATTGTCTAGCCCGTGCTTACACTCGAATGCAGCGCTACTAGATTACACCAACGGCCTGCCACGCCCCCTTTAAGTGCTGTTCGACGTGGCGAGCAGACGGAAACAGACGCCGGGCCTCGTCCAAGGTTATGCTCGCAAACTCTTTGAATGTAGTTAGAGGATGAATTTCCGTTCCCGTCATCGCCCCATACCACACCCTGCCATAGCTTTCCCATGAATACCCTCCGAGCGCCTGCGCTGCGAGAAAGAAGGCGTGATTGGATATACCGCTATTATCGTGAGGCCAACCATCAGGATTGTAGTCTCTATAATGCATTGCTTGCTTAGAGAGAGACGAAATTGCCATCGGATCCTTGAGACTCCTAAGACAAAGCCAGTTGTTTTGGATTGCTACCGTGCCCATCATGTCACTACCGATCACCCAGTCGGCTGTCTCAGCGGTCCAGCGGCGCTTCCATTGCCGCGCCATGGAGCCAAAGATGTCGGAGATGCTTTCGTTCAGGGCGCCCGCTTCACCCTCGTATTTGAGCTTGGCGGTATACTGCGTAAGGCCGTGTGCGAGTTCATGACCAACAAAATCGTCAGCATTTGTCATCCCTTTGAAGATCAGCCCGTCTCCATCGCCAAATGCAGTTTGTGAGCCATTCCAAAACGCGTTTGGATAACTTCGACTGTAATGCACCGACGAGATAACTGTGAACCCAGCATCATCGAGGGAATTTCTGGCAAAGATCTTATCCATAAAGACTATGAAATTTCGCGTATAAGAAAGCGCTTCAAATGCAGTCGGGTCGGTGCAATTCTCCGGTGTTGGAATAATTTTTCCCGGCACTGACTCGGTGTTATGACAATCGAATACGAAAACGTCTGGTTGCGTGGAAAGAGATCGCTCTGGAGGTGGCAGCGTACGGTATGCCTCACGTAGCCCTTGCCATCGATCTACAAACGCGAGCGCAGAGCGAAAGGCTTGCTGACTGTGAGAAGGAACGCGGGGATCCTCGCACAGCCAACTAAGCACTGACGGGGATACCCCCTGACAAATACACATGAATGAGAGTTTCCTGTGTCAGAGCATCTCGTACAGCTTGCTCAACTGACCTTTCAGGTAATAACCCGTCTTACTGCCCCTCTCGATTGCCAGGCGATCATTGTATACGTCGAATGTGGCGGTTGTTCCACCCTTGAACGTCAGTGTAATTGTTGCCGTGATGAAGCCCATCACTTCAACATCCATTTCCATTGCGCCGGGTAAAAACAGCGCCTTCGCGACGATTGCAGCCGCACCGTCAGTCGCGCTTTTAACAGCCGACCTCACATTCTTGAAGTCTACTCGCTCAATCACGAGTTTAGTAACTTGGTCCGGCTCCATGTCCATGCCAGCGACCTCGATTTGCGCTACGGCCCCGGGAATGAAGTGTGGGGTCGGAGCCTGGATTGGAGCCGGCCTATTGGCCGGAGTCGCAACCTGCCACACGGAGTTGGCCTCAAACCAAATCTGTTGGCTGTTCACGTACGTGAAGCCGGTGCGCGCGCGCACTGCCCGGCCACATCTTACAGCCACGTCGAACAGAAAATCAGCACCGTCCTGACCCGCGCCCGTGTGACAAGACCAGATGGAGATGAGTGTGATCGGCGTCGGCCTGATTCGATCAAGCTGAGGCCCCCATGAATATTCATTGTATAAACTCATAAACTTCTCGACATCGTAGGGGCCAGTTTGACCCATGCCAGTCTCGAGGAGCCCCTCGTTGCCGTGGCCGCCGATATTCATCCCACCGGCGGACGTTGTTTGGGGGCTGCCTGCGGATGCAGCGAAAGGCACCATGGAGACGCCAACGTCGACGGCCTGCGAGGTTGTCCCATGCCGCATGCAGTTCCAGAAGAGTGCGGCCATCTGGTTGTTGGCGCCACTGTCTTGCCCGTTAGAGACCGTGTTTTTCTCTCCGACGCCTGCTTCTGTGGCGAAATCTTGCAACTTAAGCCTTAGCATTTCGACACCCCACCTATTGATTGCCACCCAGATTACAAAACAGCCGAGTTGACGCAGCGTCAACTAAATATTGAACGGATATCGCATCTACGATCATTTGGCAATCTGGGATGAACTAACCCCTCTCGGTAAAATAGGGACGTCGTCGTCTTGCGACGACACACTAAATCAGGATTGAGAGCGCGAACCTTCCTGCGCAAACCTATGCTTTTGTCGTGACCGTGCACGGCCCTGCCCATGCCCAGCAATCGACCCGCAAGGGGGCGACCTCGGTCAATGAAATCAAGCAGTTCGCGGTATAGTCTGCAAAATCTGGTGTCGCATCGTTCCGCTGTGTTCTCATGGCTGCACCATAAGAGCGGAACGGTCGGCACCAGATTCGTAGGCTCTCCGAGCCATTGATTTTGTTGAACAACGTTCCCTACCGGGCGGATGGGAGCGATTTAGAGGCGGCTCTGGGAGGGCCGCCTCTTTCGTTTATCTAGAGCGCCAACGCCTTGATCGCGGCCTCAAGTTCCCATCGCGCACCGCGGACCCAGACACCGGCCGGCTGATGCGATTCGACAGCCTGGAGAAACGTCTTCGGAAGGCTCTTCCGGATCTCCCCCTGAAGCGCGTCGGCCGCCCTGCCGGCCACGAACACGCAATAGGACGACCAGCCTCGGACTTCGAGATCCAACTGGCGCGACTTCCAGTCCTCTTCTTCGGCGACAACGCCCTTACCTTCGACAAACGTGCGGCGGGTGATTTCGGGCATGGGGTCTCCTGAGGTTGCCCGCTTCCTATCCGATTCCCGACACCTGATGAGACTGACCAATCGCCCCAGGCGCCACCGGCGCCGGCAGCGGCCCGGCCGCAATGAACAGCCGGAGGATCAACCACCAGAGCAAGATGCTCATGACGATGATGGTGGCGAAAACGAGGGCTCGCAGGACCGCCCTTTGCCAGACGTCGCTAACCATCCCCCCCGGCCCTCCCAAGACGCCCGCACCAAAGCCTATCGGGGACATAGGGACGCTTCAACCGGAGGCCGATTGACTCTCGCACCAGTGAGAACAAAATAGGAACATAAGCCTACAGGAGGGCGCGATGGGCCAAGCCGCAAAGACCGTACATGACGAACAACGCACCCTCGACGAACGGGTGGACAGCCTGCTCGCCGCCCATAATGGCGACGCGCTCGCCGTCATCGAGACGTTGCTGATGGCTGCCGACAGTCGGGCGGAGCGGATGTCTTATGGCTTCGTTCGGGGCCGCCTGCCGGATCAGCAATGAGCAGCGACGACACGGGCCGCCCGCTCTCGCCATGGGCGATCTGCGCCAGGCTGCAAGAGAAGGTGAGCCAGCAGAAGGGCGCGCGGATCTCATACGATACCGCCGACCTCCTCCTGCGGGCGTTGCGCGCCTATATCGCCAATCCCAACCGCGATCGGATCGCCGCCATCATGTGCATGCGGCACAACGTCAAGCGCGAACCGTGCCGGCCGCTCTGCCGGCGATGCCAGGAGACAGCATGGGAGCTGAAGTGCCTGATGCGGGGCGAGGAGAAGGTCTTCAGCGACGAATGGGAGCGATGACGCTCACCCAAACCGCCTCACCACCGTGTTGCCTTCCAGGCCGCAACCGGAGGATGATCTTACTCCGATCCTCACTCAAGGTGGAATCATGCGGCCCGCCGTTCTGATCGTAGCGATGCTCATCGCCCTCCCCGCTTTCGCGACCGAGGTCCACGTCATTGACGGCGACACCCTGCGCGTCGACGGGGCCACGATCCGGATCTACGGCATCGACGCTCCCGAGGCCGGCCAAAGCTGCAGGAAGCCAGGCGGCGGCACATGGCAGTGCGGCCAAGCGGCAATCCGCGCGCTCGAGGGTGCCGTGGCCGAGGCTGACGTCAGCTGCGACGACCGTGGAACCGATGTCTATGGCCGCACACTCGGCGTGTGCAAAGCAGCCGGTCTCGACCTCGGCCGACTGATGGTCAAGGAAGGTCTCGCCTGGGCTTTCCGCAAATACTCCGAGGACTACGTCGATGCCGAGGACGAGGCGCGCGCCGCTGGCGTCGGCGTCTGGGAGCAGGAGAGTCAGACACCTTGGGACTATCGCGCGCAGCGATGGGATGTCGCCAAGCAGCAGGCACCCGAGGGATGCCCGATCAAGGGCAACATCAACCGCAAGGGCGAGCACATCTATCACGCACCCTGGTCGCCCTGGTATGCGAAGACCAAGGTCAGCGTCGAGCAGGGCGAGCGGTGGTTTTGTGATGAGGGCGAGGCTGTTGCCGCTGGATGGCGCGCGCCATTCTGGGGGCGGTAGCCGCAGCAAGTGGCTGAAGCACCCCAGCCTGCGGGCTATAGGCACTTCAGACTCATATTCGATCTTCTTCTGCTGCGGCCGAGTGCCGGCCAGAATGCCCCTAGCTAGTCAACGGAAGATTTCGGCCACAACCTTCGAAATTTTCTCCTGAACCATCTCTTTCGTGATGCTGTTCAACGTGGCTTCTCCTGCGGGGCCGGCGTGCCCGCCGCGTCCGGGTGACATTGTGCTTTCGTGGAAACGGACTTTCTGCTGCTGCTTCTCACAAATCACCGAAAGACCAGGATATTCGTATGAAGGGCGGTGGCGGTCTCCGAGCAAGAACGTCAGCCTGATAGACGCAGCAATTGAGCGTCCCCGCCCATCGGGCGACGGCTTGTCATCTTCCGTCGAGACCTCGAAGACGTATCCCTGATTCCGCACGTATTCCCCAATTTCCTCCATCGCCGGGCGAATGATCGTGTCCCTTGCCTCGATAAAATCGCGCAGGAACGTTTGTGCTTTTGTCTCAGCAACTTGCTTGGCTTCTGTCGCAGCGCGCTTCGAGGCCTCGTGCCTTTGAAACGCGGCGTCCAGGGTCTGCTTGAGTTCGTCCTTCATGTTTCCTCGAACTGAGTAATGCTCGTCGGCCGCTCCCGATCGAGACTGATGTTAGATCACTTTGATGGCGTGACGCCTTGGCGACGCGCCCGCCCGATATCAGGCGGGCGCGTCTTGGATTAATTGGGCTTAGGCAGAAGTTTCGGCAGATACTGCAAAGCCGCGCTATCGCGGCTCTTGAAGTAGTCGGTAGCCCTTAGCGGCAGCCACTCATTTCGGAAATGGCTACGCCACGCTGCCAGGAGCGCTTCGGGGTATGCTTTGGCCCGCACTCGACGACCGTCCTCGAAGACGTGAACGTAGGTTGGAAGCGCGTCGGTATCGACGCCATGCTCATCGCGAAGCCATTTACAGAACATCTTACCGTGAGAGATGTCTGGCATCAGCGCCTCTGGCAGCGTGTATCCCATGGCCTCCATCGGAGCGATCAAAGCAAGGGTCAATTCCGCCAGGATCGAAAAGTGTCCAACAGGAACGTTCTGCTGATTGGCCATGTAGCGCCGCAGGTGATACGGAATTTCCGCCTTGACGGGGCCGCCGCGCCCACTCAACCAGTCGGAAACCCACTGGCTGACCCTGACCGCGAATTCCGGCGAGCACCATTGCGCAAGATTGATGGCTACTTGCGGATGGACCCAGGTCCCCTGCAGTCGCGGATCGCCACCACTAATCGATTGAACCAAATCCGCCCTGTGAATCTGCAGGGCGGACTCGAGCGCATCCAAAAAGTCTCCAGTGGTCCCGAGCCGGCGGTAGCCGGACCACTCCTTTCCTGATGCCTGGCACATTGCGGTGGCATTGATGTACCCGTCCGTCGGGCGCTGATAAATGATGGCTCCCTGAGCCTCATGGGGAATCAAATCAAAGTGCGTCTGCATCGTTTCGATGCTCCTGTGTGGAGCCCGAAATAGCCCTTGACATAGGCGTCAGCACACCTATGTTTCGCTTAACATCACTGGACCGAGGGCTATCTCGGACTGGTTTCTACTAAAAGGCCGGCGTGGGGACGCTGGCCTTTTTACTGTGCGGGATGCACAGTCGCTTGCAGGTGGGAGACACCGCAACCGGCTTCAAGCCCTCGATCGAAAATAATTAAAAATCCGTAACTTTCTGGACCTGGACCACCTTCATGGCCCCTTGTGCGGAAACCAGTTCCAGATCTTCATCAGCGCCTCGATCAGCATCGGTAGTCCGATGACCAGGCCGAGGATGGCGCCCGCCACATAGGCGAACGCCCTCCCCGCCGTGCCGAAGGACATCACCATACGGATAAGCTTTTGCAGGAATGCGACCTCATCCGGTCGCAGCTCCTCCAGCATGCGCCGCGTCTCCTCCGGCAGGTCGCCATAGCGTTCGGCGACGGGCTCGTGTTCCGGCTGCTTCATCGCGTCCGCCCCTTTCCAAGCTCGATCGCGACCTGATCATAGGCACCGACAGCGCCCGCATGCTTGATGGCGCAGACGCCATAGGCATCGATCGCCCGGCTGGCCATCACCTGCGGATTTCGGCTCGGCGTCGGCGGCGCGCAGGGCTCGCGGATCTCAGGGGCCAGCGGGGGCACGAAGACCGCCGGCGGCGGCCGCGCGGTCGATCCGCTCACGCAACCGGCCAAACTCGTCGTCGCTATAGCGACAGACAGGATCATCCCGCGTGATTGCCTCATCGCCGGCCGCCTCTCTCAGCTGAGCGATCGCGCGATTGACGCGGATCGCGATGTCATTGACGCCGGCCGTCAGGCGGGCATTGCGGGTGATCGTCTCGTTGGCGGCGTCGAGGGCGCCTTGCAGCTGGTCGCGCTCGAGGCGTAGGGCCTTCGCCTCACCGAAGGCATCTGTGACGCGATAGCTCGCATAGGCGCCGAGGGCGAAGGCGATCGCCGCGGCGATGGCCACCCCTTTGAGGCCGAAGATGGAGGGGATCATTCGCCGCCCCCCGCCGGCTCGTCTGCATTGTCCACGCCGCGACGACGACGCCCTGCCCAGCTCATGGCCATGACGTTGCGGTCATCCCAGACGGCGCCGAAGACGTAGGCACCGATCACCGAGGCGGCGAGCAGGATCAGGCCGTTGGCGATCGTCTCGGCGAGGTCGGTGTCCTGCCCCCAGACGGTCAGATAGAGGATCTCGCCGGCGCAAAAGATCAGCGTGCCGATGATGATGGCGCGCCGGACGCGCCAGGATGGCTTCGGGAACGTATCCGCCATGTCACGCCTCGTTCTGCGAGAGGCGGCCGTCGTTCGACAGCACCGGCAGATTGAAGCGCTCCGCGAGCGGATAGACAGACGGCCAGCGGTACCCCAGCACGCGGGCACGGGCGAATGGCTTGATGTTGACCGCATCGCCCTGGTTGCCACCGAGCACCATCAGGTTGCCGTGCGGATCCTGGCCGACGACGAAGCCGACATGGCCTCCGCCGCTGCGCTCGAAGACGACGATGCAGCCATAGGCCGCGCGGCTCAACCGAACGCCGAAGTTCAGCCAGGCGCGAGCCGATGCGCCCGCCCCTTTCGCCGGAGGCGCGATACCAGCCTCGGCCAGAGCACCGCCGACGAAGGCGCCGCACCACGGCGTCTCGTCATCCTTGAACCAGGGCGCGCCGATCGCCCTCCACCATTCGAGGATCTTCGGATCGTGCCGGCCACCCGCGATTTCTCGCAGGCCGAGATAGCCACGCGCAATCGCGACCCATTTGGGATCGTCCATTTGTCGTCTCCGGAAGATGTTGGATTGATCAGTGCCGAGAGGCTACCGGCTGCCGATGCCGCCTTGGCCGATCGGGGCCACGGGCTTGGGGATCGTCGGCGTGGGGGGCGCGCTGCCGCCCGATGGCGCCTCGCCAACTGCGCCATCACCGTTCGACGGCGATCCGCCCTCGCCCTTCGCCTCGCCACTCGCCGGCTTCGGCTTGAGCTTGGCCTCGACCTGCGTGGTGTAGCCACTCTTGGAGATCGTGTGCGTTGCCGTCTCAACGATGAATTGCAGCTCATCGATACCCGGGCGGACGCCGGCGTAGCGGAACGGCGCGCCGGCCCGGATCGAGGGGTCGCCGAACAAAGTCACCGAAGTCCGGATCGTCTCGCTTTTCAGCGCCTCGGCCTTCGACTTAGCCGCCTTGCCTGCCTCGCCCTCGTCAGCATAGGGCTCCGGCAGGGTGTATTCTGCAGTGCCGTCCACGTCGCTCTCGATCTCGATCTCGACCAGCTCGGCCTTGCCCCTGTCCTGGATTCGGCCCTTCACCTTCTTGTACTTGTTGCGATAGGCAAAGTTCGTCCGGCAGGTTCCTTCGACGATATTGGCGGGGGATGCGACGACCTCGGTCAGATCCTTGCCGCTCGCCGACTTGCCGCTGCCCTTCGCCGCGAAGATCAGCTTGCCGTCCTTGATCGAGAACAGCGCCCCATGGCGGCGCGCCAGGCGCTCGACGACATGCAGGTCACTCTCGTCCTGCTGGCCGAACCACTCATATTCTTGGGCGCCGATCTCGTGGTCGACGATAGGCGAGAGACCATTCTCGCTGGCGATCTGCGAAACGATGTCCTTTACCGTCTTCTGGTCCCAGTGGCGCGACCGATGCTGCTTGGCCTGGTCGCGGACATTCGCGCCCTTACCATTGACTGTCATACCGTACGGCAGGCAGCGGACCTCCGGGTCGTCGGCGGTATAGCTACCGAAAAAGGCCAGCCCGGTTTCGAGATAGCCGAGTGAGGCGGTGATCGTATCGCCCTTTTGCGGGATGGCGGCAAAGGGATTGCCATCGTTCAGATCGCAAGAGATCGTGTCGGATGTCACGCCTTCCTTGTCGGTGATGGTGACGGAGATCAGGCGCTCGTTGAAAAGCGAGGCGACCGGCCTGCCGTTGACTTTTATTTCGGCGACGGGTGTTTTCATGGACAAATTCCCGCTCTATTCACGGGGCAATGGGGAATGAAGGTTGAAGAGAACGATACTTCTCAGGGGCGTCTCGCAGGCCGCCAGCCAGGTAAATCAATGACGAAATTGAAACGCGGGCTTCTGTTGGCCGCCCTTCCGCTGGTCGCCTCCGGCGGGGTCGCATGGGCTGACGATGCCGTGGATTTTGGCATCTTCTGGGGAACGGTCCTGGCGATCGAAGACAAGTGCGAGAACTATTTCGTTCGCCCGGATGCAGTGATGGGGAATCATCTCTCCGCCAAAGACTACGAATTCGCAAAAGCCATGGTCGACGATGAGCGGGCAAAGGCTGCCCGCGTCGTCGACAAGATCGGGTGCGACGAAGCAGCCAAGGAAGCCGCGAAACTCTCGGGGAAGTCGTTCTTCAAGGTATGGGAGATCGACTAGTCCAACGATAGGCTCGTCGTCGAAATTGCGAGAGGGGGCTCGGGTGAAGCGAGGGATCATGATCTTGTGTGCCGTCCTGCTTGGCGGCGCGCAGGCAGCACAGGCGGACGAGATGGCAGAGCGACGGCGCGCCCTCCTGCTGCTATCGCTTTCCCCGGAGGAGTTCGAAGGGAAGCCGGTAGCAGTCCGCTGTCCGATTTTCTCCGCCGCAGTCGGCGATTTCAGTTGCGCCGTCGTCAATTCAAAGATTGAGACGGTCGGCTCCCTCTATGTCAACAGCGACGAGCTCCCCAGCGACACCAAGATTGAGCTGGTCGAACGATGCACCAACAGATCGGTTGGTCCAGATTGCGTTGCCAATCTGCTGGTGACCATCAAGAACGGGATACCGATGGCCCAATCCTTGGAATGGGTTCCAGGCTCTACCCCCACAGACTGACCACGGCCACGGCTTCCCGCGACCTAGGAATCTCCGGCAGGTCGATGACCGTGCCGATCGGCAGCGGCACGCCAAGCGCCGCGAGGCCGGGATTGGCGTCGAGCACGATCTCGACATAGCCGCTCTCGTCGCCATAGGCGCGGGTGCAGATGGCGTCGATCATGTCACCCTGGCGGGTGGTGTAGCTGGCCATGGGATCACCCGAACAAGGTCGCAAGAATGGAGAGCGGCGAGAAGCCTCCGCCGGTATAGCGCCGGAGCCGCAGCCGGAACACATCGCGCCGCGGCCGGCCGAGGGCATCGTGGAAGAACTGATCCTCGGAAACGCCCTCGATGACATGCATACCGTAGACATTGCCGGCCAGCGTGACGAGCGGCAGCACGGTGCCCGCCGCCGCCGCGCCACGAACCCCCTCCAGCGTGGCGAGCCCGCCGAACTCATGCGGGAAGATCACCCCCTCGATCTGCACGGCATCGTCATCGCCGCCGGTCCATTGCAGGCGATTGAGCCCGCCGACGACAGGGATCTCGGCCCAGCGTGTCGACAGATCGCGGCGGATGCCGTTGTAGCCGAACCGCAGGCTGTGAAACATGAATGGCCCGAGCGCCATCGGGATCGCCATCAATTCGCTCCGTCGGAATAGGCGCCACCGGACAGCGCTCGCAGCTCAGCCGAAAGCGTCCGCTTTACTTCCTGCGCGATGGCCTGCGGCGATTGCCCCGGCGCGGCATGGATCACGAAAGACACGCCGCCCATATTGACGCTTGGCGCCTGCATGGCCCGTTCCGAACCTCCCGCCCCTGTGGCGACTGGCGCGGCAACCGCTGATGCAAGCGCCGCGTTCCGCGCCATCCGGGCGGTAGCCGTCGCGCTGTTGACAAAGGCGTTGCGAGCGAAGGTGACAAGCTCGGGCCCGCGCTCGCCCACCAGATAGGTGCCACCCGCCCGCACAGGACCACCGGCAGCGCGAGTGCCAGTGATAGCGGGGCTCTCACCTCCGAGACCCACCGCATTCTTGATGCTGCTCCAGGCACCGGATGCGGCGCCGGAAATGCTCTTCTTGATCTGACTGCCAATACCAGCCACGTATTTGAGAACCTCGGCCGCACCGGCCTTGATGCCCTCCAGAAGCGACATCATCAGCGCCTTGCCGGCCGCGACCATTTCCGTCCCGAAGGTCGCGAGGCGCGTGATCATCTCACGAAAGACCTCGGCAACCCTGTCGGGAAGCTGGACGATGGCAACGACGACATCACCAGCGAACCTGCCGGCCGCGAGCCCGGCGCGGCTCCAGCCGCCTCCCAGTTCATCGACGGGACCGACCAGGCTGGAGACGACATCGAAAAGCCACGAGAACACGTCGATGACAGGTTGAACCGCCGGGAGTACTGGCTCGATGGCACGCATGAACGCGCCCTTGAAGGCTTCAAAAGCCGTCGCGATTCCCGTCCAGTTGTTATAGATCCACGTTCCCGCCATGGCGATGCCGACGAGCACCGCGCCGATGCCCGTGCCGATCACCGCGAGTTTGAGGGTGCGCATGGCGACCGTGACGAGACGCAAGGGATTGAGCAGCCCGAGCAGACTGCTCCCTAGGGCCGACAGCGCCGCGCCATTGCCAGCGATCGCGGCGGAGGCCGCATAGCCGATCATGGCCGTACGCAGAGCGCGAAAGCCTGCCGCGACCGGAAGCAAGGCCGCGCTGGCGATTTTGCCTGCGCCTGACAAACCGCTGAGCCCCAGGGTGGCGGCGGAAATGGCGCCGCCTTTCATCCAGAGAAGGGAGAATTGCGCTGCGATGGCGGCGACACGAAGCGCAACGAGCGCGGCGGTCGTGGCAACAATGGCCTGCGTCAAGGCAGGGTGCCTCTCGGTCCATTCGGAAATTCGATTGACGATGGGGACCAGTCCGTTCGCCAGGCTGGTCAATGCCGGCAAGAGCGCGCTGCCGATGGCGAGGCTCAGGCCCTCGAATGCGATCGCCCAACGCTGCGTTGCAATAGCTCCGGTCTGAAGCCGGCGCTGATAGTCTGCCTCGACAACACCCTGCGCGGCCAGCGCTTCGGCGCGGATACGCCGATAGAGATCGAGGTTCTGAATGAGCGGGCGCAAACCCTGCTGGACCTGAGCATCGGAGAACAGATCCCCGAGGCGGCCGAGGTCGCCCTTCAATGTACGATTGGTGATGTCGGCTATCGCCTCGATCGGCGTCATTCCCTTCTTGGCGGCCTTCTTCATCTCCTTTTCGAGGTTGACGCCCATCTTGGCGAAGTTCTTGCGGGTAAGCGGAGCGTTCACCTTCTGCAGGATGTTCGACAAATTGGTCGCGGCGCTGGCGCTGTCACCCGTACCCTTGCGAACGATCTGAAGAGCGGCGGCGAGATCAGCCACGGCCGGCACGCCCGTCTGGCCTAAGGCCTGGTATCCGGCGCCAAGCGTCGGGAAATACTGCGCCATATCCTTGAGCTCGAAAGCGCCGGCCTTGCCGGCCTGCGCCATGGCGTCGAGCGCCCTGCCGAACTCCAGCGCAGGCACCTTGAGATTGTCGAGCGCCGCATAACCCGCCTGCGAGAGGTCGGCGATCTCGGCATTGTAGGCCGTTGCTGCCTTGCCAATCGGATTGAGCAGGCCGAGGGCGTCTTCGCGGCTCGCCCCCATGCCGGCCAGCACGTCCATGCCTTCTGCGATCGCGGCCGCAGTCTGTGTCGTGTCGCGCGCGACGGCCTTCAGCTCCAGACCGAGCTTCGGCAGGGCCGAGATCGGCGCGTCGATCTTCTGGCCAATGTCCTCCAGCTTGGTTTCGAACGCCGTGGCCGCCCGTGCAGGTGCAGCCACGGCCCGCGCCAGCGCGTAGGCAACGGCACCAGTCTCGATCATTCGTCCGCGGACAGCATCGAGGCGGGCATTGTTGCGCGCCTGCGCAGCATTCATACGGGCGAGGGCTGAGGTGACGGCACGCGAAGGGCCTGTCACCCGATCCAGAAGCTCAACAATGAGTTTCGATGTGAGAGTCGCCATCCCCTACTTCCCGCTCTCTGCTTTCAGGATGCGCCCAAGCGAGGCCGAATAGGCGCCGAAGCGGTCCCATTCCATATCTTCCACCTCGCTGACCGGCGTATGCAGGTGGCGAGCCAGCGTCGCCACCGCGTCTATTGCGCCGCCTGCGCCGGCGGCTTTGTCATGGCCGCCTGCGCCGACTTTCCCATGAGAGGCGCCGCCTCCTGGCCAAGCCGCTCGAAGTCGTCGACATCCAGTTCCTCGATCACGCCGATCGGTACGCCCGCCATCGAGGCGAAAATCGCGAAGGCCCGGCGAGTGTCTCCCGTGACAAGATCGCCTGCCACGAGATCCTTGGCCTTCATCTTGCGGAGCGTGAGGCTGGCGTAGGTCTTGCCGTCATGGCTGACGGGCTCGTCGAGAGAAACGGTTACGGTCTTTTCGGTCATGATCCCGCCCCTTACGCCAGCAGCGCATCGCGGATGGCGCTCGTCTGCGAGAGGCCGCCGATCGAAACATCGAACGGCGTCATCTCGATGAGGACGCGGCCATCGACCTCGAGGCGGTAGTAGCGCAGCGTGATCGCGTGATCGTTCTCGCCGACCTCGCCCGGCTTCCACGAGCCGTGATCGTTCTTGATCAACATGCCGCGCAGATAGGCGGTGGCGTTGACGATCGTTCCGTCCTCATGGGCAAGCGCGCCGGTCGCCATGTATTCCTTCTCGACGCCGACGGCGAGGCCGAACAGGGTGATCGCCTGCGGATCGAAGCCGGTAAGCTTGAACGAGCCCTCGATCTTCTCGTAGCCCATGTTGACGTCGATCGGCATCACCATCCCGGCATTGCGGAGCTCCTCGACCTTGACGGCCGGGACCGGCAGCGTGATCTCGCTGGCCTGGCCGATCTTGGAAACGCGATCGGCGAAAATGGTGCAGTTGCGCAGGATGTAGCGCGGCATGTCGGATTGCGACGGCATAAGAGCCACCTTTCAAATTCGAGGACAATGGGGGCATGACGCCGGCTTTCGACCGGCGCCAGAGACGGCCTTAGGCAGCCAGCGAGCCGGAACTGATCTCCCGCGCCACCTGGTTGAGCAGCAGCTCATACGCCGCGATGTGGCGATGGCTGGTGATCCGGATATCGACCATCGGCGCCGGCGGCTCGAACTTGACGCCGAGCTTGATGATGCCCTGCGTCAATTCCTCATTGGTATTGCTATCGAGCAGCCAGACGTCCGAACCGGGCAGGATGGCGCCTTCGAGTTCCATGGTGCGGAGATAGGCGCGGCCAGCCTCAACCAGGAACTTGAGGTTCGCCTTGCCGAAGGGCTTGTCAACGAACTCGAGATAGGCTGCTTCGAGCGCCTCGTTGATCGCGTCGGCGGTACGGCGAACCGAGACGAACTGCCAGAGCGGATCGCTATCGCAGGTCCACACCCCCCAAAGCCGGAAGCCGGAATTGTTGATGTTGACGATCGTATTGACACGATTTTCGTTGAGGTAGTTCGACTGAGAGCCGTATTCGATCGGCCGATTAATGCCGACGATGCCGGCGACATCGACGTTAGAGCCCGCCCACCAGAAGCCCTGCTCCAGGTCCATCTTGGCCTGCCGCGCCGCCCAGACAGGCGACGAAGGCTGCGGCACATTGAGCGCCTGCTCCGTGTCGAACTTCAGAACCTTCGGATCGCAGACGAATATCCGGCCGGAATTGATCAGACCGCGATATTGCACGGCAGCCTGGTCGGTCGTGTCGGGCCCGTCGACAAAGGCCACCGCCTTGAGGCTCTCCGCGACCCCCATAAGCTCGGCGACAACCGGGTTGATAGTCGACCCCTTGGTCGCCGTCGCCGTCGCGCCCGAACCCGCTCCGGTGATCGTCACCGTGATGGTTCCGGTGTAGCCATAGCCCGGCTTGGTGACGAGGATCGACGTGATGATGCCAGCTTCGACGACGGCCTTCGCCTCAGCGCCGCTGCCGCCGGCGCCAGCGATCGTCACCACGGTCGTTGCATCGACATAGCCGGTGCCGCCGACCGTCACCGCGATGGACGCAATGCCATCCGCCGGCGACGCCTGTGTGAAACCGGGCGCGATGAGCAGCTTGGGCTTGTAGAGGCCATCGGAGACAGCTCGGCGGAAGGCGTGCACGCCAGTGAATGCGACCTGGCTGCCGACCAGCTTGGCCCAGGTCTCGGGAACCGTCGCACCTTCCTCGACACGGACCATGACAATAGGACAGCCGACCTGATCGAAGATGCTGTCGATGGCATCGGCAAGCGTGCCGTCACTTCCAAGCCCCTCGGCATCCTGTGGGCGCAGGATCATGACGGGCTTGTTGAGCGGGAACTTCGTCACATCGGCATCTTCGGCGGTGCCGATCAGGCCGATCACCGCGGTCTGCGCCGTGCGGACAAGGACCGGCGTTTCGGCACTCTGGAATACGCGCGTGCCGTGGTGGAAGGACACAGAAGCCATTGCGGCTCTCCTTTCGGTATGGCCCTGCGGCCGGTTGAATTTTCGATGTTGTTGGCGGATCAGCCCGGCCAGCCGGCCGTTTCGTCGATGGCGCCGAGATCCGCGATCGTGCCGGCGGCCTCGGCGAGATCCTTCAGATCACGGCCGTGCCGTCAGAGCGTATCGGCGAAACACCAGAGCCCGGCGCGCTGTTCGTCGGTCCAGCCCTGGACGTCGCCGAAGGTGATCGAGATCGGATGCTCGAACTCGAAGGTGGCGGCGCCGGCGAGGAGCATCCGGGCGCCGAACTGCTGGCCGATGGGCAGCATCTCGATGAACGCCTCGAACGCCGCCGGGATGGCTCCGGTCTGCACTGCCGCGAGCGCTTCCGCCTCGGTGATCAACTGGTAGTCCGGCATGGCGAGCGCCTGGAAGAACTGCCGGCGCGAGACTTCGCTCGGGGTCGTCGGCGGCAGCTCCGGCACGGGCGGCGGCGTGAACTCGCCATCGGCATAGAAGTCGCCGATATTGGCCGTCTCGCTAGCGACGGCAGCGGCCCCCTCGGGCGGCACCCAACCATCGCCCGCGAGGACAACATTCGTGACGACGCCGCCACTGATGACTGTAGTGCGCATCAAAAACGCTCCTCGACTACAAGCAGACCATCCGTACCAGCCCCACCCGTTCGGAGGTTCGCATAGGCTCCGCCGCCCCCTGCTCCGTACCCGGTGCCAGCGATGCCGTTGTTCTGCGAGGTCCGCGCCGCGCCGCCGATCCCCATAAGCGATCCCAGACCCCGCATCGGCACATTGTCCGGGTCCGGATAGTCGGGGAGCACAGCTAGCATCCCATACCCGAACGATGCCAATGATGAGATTGTCGCCGCGGCGGGAGGAGAGGCCCTTACTGCGGCGCCGCTTCCGCCTTGGCCGCCCGGGCCGCCTGGGAGCACGAAGAGGCCACCAAAGGAAGTGCTCCCTCCGCTACCCCCGTTGCCCCCGCTGGAGCTCCCCCCAGTACCGCCTGCGCCGATTGTAATCGATACCGAGGCCGGGACATCGGCCGCGTCGAAGAGGGCCTCCCCCCCAACAGCGCCCCAGCCTCCCGACGCCCTTGCGCCGGCGTTGTTAGTTGTACCGCCGCCCCCACCTCCGGCGCCGACGCCGCGAACCAGTATTTTCTTCGCCTTCGGGTCTTTGACGAATGTCCCGCCAATATCGAAAACCGTAGTCTTCACGCCGCCGCCGCTCAGCGCGGCGATCTGCTCGGCGCCGCCCTGCACCGTCAGGAGCTTGTCGGCAGCGAGACCGGCCTCGGCCTCCGGCTTCGTGGCGATCGCCGCCGCCGCCAGCTTGGCGAAGGTCACATGACCGTCGCTGATATCGCCGGTGACGATGGTCGACTTGAGCGCGAGCCCGCCGAGCGTCAGCAAGGTCCGCACCTGTGCGGCCGTCAGATCCAGCGGGTCGCCTGCCGTCGTGACACCCTTCAGCGTGTTCGCCGGCATGTTGGCGAGCTTGGCATTGGTGACGGCGTCGTTGTCGAGGCTGGTCGTGCCGACCGAGGCGAGCAGCGCCAGGGCGCCGAGCTCGAGCGTGGCGCGGGCATTCGCGGCGTTGCCGTCGTCGAGCAGCGTCATCATGTAGGCGGAGACCGCCGAGGCCGACAGCTTGGTGCCGATCGCCGTCGTCACTGAGGTGGCGAAGTTCGGATCGTTGCCGAGCGCGGCGGCCAGCTCTTCGAACGTATCGAGCGCGGCGCCGGCGCCGGCCGTCAGCTGATTGCGCAGCTGATCGAGCATCTTCTTGACGACATAGACGCTGGGAGCGCGGCCGACCTCGATGCCGGCGAGACCCTCAACCTCGGTCGCCAGGCGCACTCGGCCGGCGACCGTCTCGGATGCCGCCGGCACCTGGACGGCGATTGCCTGCTTGGTGCGCAAGGCGGTCATCGCCTTGTTGTTGTCGTCCCCGGCCTCCGCCTCCGGCTGCGTCGTCTTGACCAGGGCAATCGTCGGGTTGCCGGCGACGCCGTCGCCATTGGCGACCGTGACCTCGTTCGTGGTGCCGCCGATCGTGCGGGCCACGGCTGTGCCGGCGCCCGACTTGGCGAGGATGCCATTGGTGGCGATGGCCGCGACCGAGGTGAGCAAGGCGGAGATCGCCTGCTTCTTGGCGTCGAGTTCAACGAGCGCCGCCTGAACGCGGCTCGCCACCAGACCGCCGGACGGGGTGAAGACGACCTCGCCGGCGTGATAGTCGCCATCCTGCGCCGTGACCGCGCCGGCCCGGCCCTCGAACGAGACAACGGTGCTATCGCTCGGCACCTGGCGCGAACGCCAGGCCGTGCCGGTCCACCAACGCCAGTCGCCCTCGCCTTCGAAGGAGGCCGTGTTCAGATACCAGTCGCCGCGCTGGAGCGCGCTGCCGTCCAGCCGCGTCGACGGGTTGGTGGCATGGGCGCCCTGGTAGCGCTTCATGAAGGCCTCGGCCTCATTGCGCGCCTGTTCGACTGCCGCGCGGTGCAGTTCGACGGCCTCCACCACCTCGCCCACGTCGTCTTTGGCGCGCAAGGAGGTGTCGGCCGCCGTCACGGCCTCGTCGCGGTTGATCACAGCGACCTTGGCCGCGTCGATCGCCTCGCGGGCCTTCGCCGTGGCGATCTGCGCCTCGGTCAAGGTGCTGACCGAATTGGCGACCGAGATGGTCCAGCCGGTATGGAACCCGGCGCCGGCGAACTGCTCCGCCAGGAAGGTCAGCGCGCCGGTCTCCGGATCATAGCCGAGCGTCCGGCCGAGCATGGCGATGGACGGGTCGGCCGTCTTCCAGACCGAGAGATGGGCGGCCGGCGCGAACTGCGCCCGGTCCTGCGCCCGGATCTGGAAGACCTTGGTTCCCTCGGAAGCGTCGATGTCGCTGTCGCTCTCGGCCGTCAGGATCGCGCCGAGATTGGCGCGGCGCTCGATGGCCGAAAGCACCGGGTCGAGCGCCTCCGAGACGCGGGCGAGGCCCGCCTCGCGCAGCTTGGCCGCTTCGGTCGACCAATCCTTGGCCGTATCCTCGACATCCGCGATGCGGACGTCGACGTCCTGGAACCGGACGTTCAGGAACGCCTCATCAATGAGGTCCCCCGTCTTGACCCGGTATTTGTCGAACCGACGCGCCACGTTCCTACTCCTCGATCAGCTCGATCTCGGCGACCGCCTCGCCGAGGTCGAGCGCCACCGCGCCCTTCACCTCGTACCTGTTGGCCGGCCGGAAAATCGTCCGGCCGCGCGGCACGACACGATTGACCGACAGGCGGTAGCGCTTGTCCGGGTCGATGGCGAAGGCATTGCTGGGCTTCTTGGCCATGGTTAGGGCTCCGATCAGAAGGCGATGTCGACGCGCTCATTGACGAGGAAGACGTCGAGCGCGGTGGTGGTGGTGCCGCCGATGACGATCACGTAGGAGCTCGTCGGCGCGGCGAGGTTGAAGGTCAGCCGCTTCATGACCATGGTCGGATCGCTGGGATCCGCCGGCATGGTCTCGGTGACATCCGGCGCCTCGATCGTGGATCCGATCTTCAGCGTCGGCGTCAGCGTATGTTTGGCCGGATCCCAGCCCTGCAGCAGCAGATCGAGCCGGACTTCCGACGTCGGCGCCGCAAGCGTGCGCAGCGTCGAGAAATGCTTGAAGATCGTGCGCGGCCGGGAGACGCGGACACGGGACCCGGAGATCTGCACGCCGCCCATGATGTCGGTGGTGCCGACGAAGGCCACCCGGAACGGCAGGAGTGGCGGCAGGCCGACGAGCGCGGTGGTATCGACCTCGGAAAGCGGCCGCCAGACGCCCGCGACCTGGACCTCGAAGGTGATGGCCGTCGACTTCGGCGCGACCAGGCCGGCGATCACGTCGATCGCCGCGATGCCGCCCGAGAGCGAAAGCGGGTTCAGCTCGACGACGACGCGCGACTGGCGGAACTGCGCGAAATAGACCTTCATCATCAGGTCTTTCGTCAGGTCGCCGTCATAGTAGGCGCCGTCGGTCGTGTAGCCGAACGTGCCCTGGACATAGGCGCCGCCGGTCGCCACTGCGACGAAGTGGTTGCCGCCGGTGGTGATCAGCCAGGCGTAGCGCTTGCCGGCCTGCAGGAAGGTGGCCGGGATCTCGATGAAGGTCTCGGCCGGGAAGAGCTTGAGGCTGCCGCGATCGATGGTGACGGTCGCGATCGCCTTCTCCCGATCCGGCGTGCCGGACTGGGTCAGTTCGCAGAGCGCGACATGGACATTGCCGGAGCCGGCGAGCTTCGGGAAGAACAGGCCGACGCCCTTGCACCAGCCGTCCTGGCTGTTCAGGAACGACTGCCAGCACTGCGAACCGTTGACGGTGTGGTTGACGGTGAGCGCGTCCCAGTACGGCTCTTCGAAGGTGTCGACGAAGATCTGCTGCAAGCGCATGGTGTTGTGCTTGCCGTTCCGGTCCTGCGGATTGAGGACCGTGAACACCTCGGTGCCGACCTTGAAGGTGTTGGTGACGCTGTCGTACTTGCCCGACTTCCACCAGTTGTGGTTGGTGCAGATCTTGAACTCGGCGCCATAGCGGATGCGCTGGCGCGACATCATCCGCTCGACCATCTCGAAGGTCTGGTACTGGTACTGGGCGATCGAGACCTCGCCGCCATATTCGAGCACCTGCAGGCGCGGCACCAGGTCGAAGGCCGGCAGCAGCACGCCATTGTCGACCTTGGATTTCTGGTCGAGCGGATTGAAGACGGAGAGCTGGCCGTCGCCCATGGCCTCGGGCGCGAAGCGGATGCCTTCCTCGGTCTTGGCCAGATACTCCGGGTTGGTGGTGTCGGTCTCGTCCGTGTCGAGGAAGTGGTCGGCGCCGTACTGCGCGTAGTCATCCGGGAGGCCGTTCACTTCCTTCAGGCGGGCGACGTCGCCAGCGACGTCGAGCAGGAAGTTGCCGGCCGCTGCCAGGCGCATCTTCGCGGCGAGCGCCGAGATATCGGAGGCGATCGTGGCGATGCGCGGCTCGACCTGGCCGCGCCAGCTCTCCAGCCCGGAGACCCGGCCGGCGACGGCGGCGACCTGCGGCAGGCGGTTCGCCTCGACCATGTTGATCTCTTCGATGCCGGTCACGCCGAGGCGGACATGGGCAATGGCGAGATAGCTGGCCTCGATCGGCGCCGGCTGCGGATCGGCGCTTTCGATGCCGGGCAGCAGGTTGATATTGGCGTAGAGGCTGCGCTGCATCGCGACGGCCTGCGGCTCGGTGACGCCGGTCTCGATATTGACGAGGAAATCGCGCGGCTGGACGTCGGTCTGGTTGGTCGAGCCCCAGGCGATGACCGTGACGATGCGCTTCGCAGCGACCGGCAGATAGTCGAAGACAGAGAGCGGCACCTCATCCTGACGCAGGTGGATCGCGCCGTCCGAGACGAGCCGGCCGGGCGCGACGGACAGTTCCGTCGCCGACTTCTCCGAGACCGTGAAGCCGGCGAAGGCCCGGCCGGAGACGATCGCGTCGCGGACGAGATCGTCGAAGGTCTCCTTGACGTAGTCCTGCAGGTTGTTGAAGTCGCCGGCCTGCGTTTCCTGGCGGTTCCGGAAGATGACTTGCTGACGCATGGTATTAACCCCTCACGAATTCGCCGACCCGGACCTGACCGACGAAGAGGTCATTCCCGAGCGTCGGCGGGCGGCTGATCTTGGTGTTGACGAGAATGGTGTCGCGGGCCGCCTTGGAGGCGACGATGGCGCGATAGACCTTGGCCTCCTTCTCGCGGTCGCCCGCATAGAGGAAGCCGGTCATGAACTGGTTCTGGATGATGCGCGGCCGGCGGCCCCGGATGGCGACGTCCAGCTCGGCGGTGAAGGCGTCCATGCCGAAGCGATCGGCATTCAGGAAGGTGAAGGCCTTGCGCCTGGCGATCGCCCGCGTCGTGTCGTGCAATCGGATCGACTGGTAGATCGAGACATCGGCGCGGGCCTCGACGAAGAAGCGGCCGGCGAAACGGCCGGCGAACGCGCCCCAGCGGTTGACGCCGGGCACGCGGATCGTCTCGGGCTCGACCGCGATCGGCATCAGGCCGCCGCGCACGGCGGCGGGGGTCGGTGTCTCGGACGGCACGATCTTCAGCGAGACGACGCGCTCGGCCGACACCGACTGTCCGAGCCAGCGCTGGAACCTCGGCGCGTCGGTGAAGTAGCCGCCGGCGGCGCGGCCGGGGATGACCAGGCGCTCGAAGGCGTCGACCGGCCTGCCATTCTCGTCCTGGCGGATCTCGGCGACGGCCAGCGGCAGCGAGACCCCGCCGTCGACATAGAGACCGCGCCGGCCGAAGCGCTCGAGCGTCTGCAGGTCGGCCGGGAAGCTGGCCGGGCCACCTGCATCCGACAGGAAGGTATTGCGCCGATACCGTCCGGGCTGGATCGGTCCGGGGAAGAAGGCCCGGCCGGCCTGGCCGCGTCGCACCACGGAGGTGATCCGGATCTCGGGGAAACCAGCGTAGAAGGCGCGGCGCTCGTCGAGCGTCAGCGTCTGGCCGAGGAAGAGCTTCGCCGGCGGCAGCACGGCGCGCACGACCTCGCCACCGGCGAGACGAACATGGCGACGGATGCCTTCGAGCGTTCCCTTGATCCGGTGCAGCGGGATGGCATTCCGAACGACGGAGCGCTGGACCTCCTCCGGCCAGGCCTCGTCCCAGACGTCGACCGAGAAGGCCCAGGCGAGAAAAGGCAGCAGCGGGAGGGGGCAGCGATCGGCATTCCAGAGATCACCGATCGGCACCTGCAGAGCCGACGAGAGCATGCCGCCGACCAGCGACCGCTCGTAGCGCGTCGCGTTGCTCGGGAGCATGGCGCGGGCCGTCGCCTCCAGTTCCGCGAGCTGACCGGAAGAGAGCTGTGCCGTCATTCCACCAGCTCCGTCGAGATCTCGATCGTGCCGAGGCGCGGCGCCTGGTCGAGGCCGACCGTCAGATCCTTCGACCATTGCTGCAGGCGGACGCGCTGCACGCCGGCGACCGACAGCGCGGCATGCAGGCCGGAAACCGGCACGAAGGCGCCGACGCGCTGGCGGGACGCGGCATAGATCCGCAGCGAGGTTTCCGCCTGCTGGCGGATCAGGGCAGGATCCGGGCCACGCGCGATCTCCAGCGTCGCGGCGACGGAATACGGCACCACACCGACCGGCCGAACCACCACGGCGTCGGTCAGCGGCTTGATGTCGTCCCGCGTCAGCCGGGCGCGAACGCTGTCGACCGTCGCCGAGCTCGGCTCGCCGGTCTGGCCCGCCATGACGATGACATGCACCTCGCCAGGGCGTGGCACGATCAGCCCAACGTCGCTGATCGAAGGATCCGCCGCCAGCGCATGGAAGATGTAGGCGCCGCGCGTTCCCGTCGTCGCCAGCGCCTCGGGGGCGAGCTGGACGCGGGCGCGGAAGCGCGTGTCGTCTTCCATCACGGCCGGCGTCGTGCCGGTGGCGGGCGTGAGCACGACCCGCGCGACATTGTAGTGGGCCGCTAACTGATCGAGGTCGCTGCCGCGCGCGAAGGCCAGCATGACCGAGCGGGCGGCATCATTGACGCGGGCGCGGTCGAGCAGGCGTTGATAGCCAAAGGCCTGGCCGGCGATCATCGCCAGATCGGTTTCGAGAGCGCCGACGTCATAGTCGGGCATCAGCCCTTCGAAGGCTGCTCGAAAGCCCCCGAACAGCGTCTCGAAGTCCAGCTTCTCAATCACCGCCGGCGCCGGCAGACGGGACAGCTCGATGGTGTCGAAGCGGCTCATGCTGCACGCGCCCTCATCGGAATGATCATCGACGCATCGCCACCATCGGGCGTGAAATCACCCAGGTGACCGCGTGGGTAATAGACACCGGACAATTCGATCGACATGGCACCGGTCGTGGAGGCCCTGGTCAACTTGCAGCCTAAAACCGCATAGCGCGGCTCCCATCGCGCGATCGCCATGACGGTCGCTGCGTACATGGCGAGGATGACCTGGTCCGTCATGGGACGGTCGATCAGGTCGAACAGCTCCGACCCGAATTCGCGCCGCATGACGCGGGAACCAATAGGCGTCGTCAGGATCACGCCGATCGATTGTCGGACATGATCGAAGTCGGAAAGGGCCGCGCCGGTATGGCGATTGAAGCCCGTCGACGCCATGTCAGCCGGCCTTCTTGTCAGCTGCAGGCGCCGTCCGCTCCGCCTTCGGTATCGAAAGCTGGTCGCCATAGGGCGGCAGAAACGGCTTCGCTACGGCGTCGGCCATGTCGACCGCTTTCGAACCGGCCTCATGCCAGGTGCCGGCGTAGAATCCGGAAGTGTTGACGATCACCTTCATCGTGCATCTCCATTACGGGTTGGGGGATTGAGAGCGTGCGAGAGGACGCCGGTTCGCTTGAGAAGCCCGCGAACCACGGGAAGGTCAGCGGGGCGTCGACGTGTTCGACGCGCCGGGGGTGACGCCGCCGTGAAGGTGCGTGTCGCCGATGTTCTGGCCATTGTGAGTGACGCGCGAGCCTTCGAGCGTCAGATCGCCTTTGATCGTGACATCGGCGACAATCTCGACGGTGCCATCGCCAAGCGTCAGGCGGGTGTCGCCATGTACGATGACCGCCTCCGGACCATCATGCGGACGCGGGTTGGCGTTCGAATGGGTCGAGAAATCAATGACACCGTCGGTCAGGTCGCCGCTTTCCGAAACGAGGTCGACCTGCTGACCGACCGTCGGCGGGATATGGGAGGATGTGCCGCCGGCCGAAACTTCCTTCCAGGGCACCCATGGCGAGAGATAGGGCGGATCGCCGTTGCCGATCTTGACGCGGGCCAGCCCCTTCGTGTTGTCGACCTCGGTGATTGTGCCGGTACGCCTTCGGTTGCGGGCGCGCCTGTCCTGGTCGGCAATCTTGCGTTCGATCTCGACGATACGCTCGAGAAGCCCCATAGCTACGGTTCCTGTCCAACGGCCAAGGCGCGCGCCTCGTCGAGTGTCAGGCCGAAGCGGCGACGGATCGTATGCGCTTCGATCACGTCGGCCGGGTCGCCGATCAGGTCGCCAATCTTCTGCAGATAGGGGTGCTCGACGGCCGCCATCCGGGCCATGAACGTCGCCCATATCGACGTCGTGACGATTGGCGCGCCAAACACCGGATCGGGCAGCAGATCCAGCGTGATGACGAGCTGATGCGCCGCAATCCTCGTTCCGCTCGCCGCGTCGGACGTTCGCTTTCGCTCGACCTTAAGGGCCGAGGACGACAGGGTCCGCCAGATCTCCGCCCAGGGATCATTAGGATCCGACAGAGCTATGGTGATTTCCCGCCCGACGCAGTCCAGGAAGAACTCGAGGCCGGGATCGGTAGCAGGGATGCCGATGCCAATCACCGTGCTGACGCCGGTATCCGGATCCGTCTCGGTCATGGCGGCACTGATGCCGATTTCGATGGTCAGTTCGGTCGGTCCGGACTTGTGCAGAGAACGGAGATCAATCCGATCCTCGATTCTGCTGCCATCAACATAGACCGAGATGAACGGCTTCTCCTGATCCGTCCGGAGAGTGTCATCGGCGGCGATGTCGATCGCACCGATCTGGCTGTCGAGGACGTTGTCGCCGACCAGCGTCTTGCCCTTCAGGGCCTCGATCGTCGCGATGCGCAACGCAATTCGGCCCAGCATCACTTTGCTCCGAGTGTCAGGACGATGAGGTTCGAATATCGGTCACTGACGATCGCCACCTCGAACCACGGCAGACCGGCGCGATCATTGGCGCGGAGACCGTCACCCTGGCGGGGCGGCGGACCCGCATACGTCGAGCGGTCGATGAACAGTTCGGCCTGCCCCAGCGCCAGCCGCGACCGGTACCGATCGGTGCCATCGCCGACAGGCTTTGAGTCGTCGCCGCCGACATGCAGGACGGCGTTGATGTCTACTGCCGGCCGGGCGGGATCGACGACCCCTCCCCTCAGGAAGGACAGGCGAACCGACTCGCCGAAGGTCAGGCCGACCTTCCGGTCGACGCCCGCCTCAAGGTTTCGCCAGTTCGCCATGTCATCAGGCCGAAAGGACGACGACGCCGGTCGCGGACGGATTGGCGGCAACCGCCAGCGCGTAGCCGATCTTCGGATTGGCACCCGAATTGTCGGCGGTGGTTGCCTTCGAGCCGTCGAAATAGATCATCGCTCCGACAGCCCAGGCCTGGCCGGAAGTCTTGGGCAATTCGTAGACGCCGGAGCGGCTGATCTCGACGGGGTCGCCGGATTTGGCATCGAAATTGGCGACGCCAAACAGCTTGCCGACGAGAACGCCGGCGCCGGAGAGGACGTCGGAGGGGGCGGCAACGGTGACGGTATTGCCCGGCTGAATGAAGTTTTTCAT